TGCATTAAAGAGGAATACTTAACGGAAACGCAGCGCAGAGCGTATATCTTAGCCGATAACAAATTGTCCTTAAATGCCGGTTGGGATAATGAAATGCTTGCTGTGGAGTTAGAGGATTTACAGAACAGCTTTGATATAAATTTAATTGGCTTTGACGCTAAGGAATTAGCTGCTCTCTTTGACGATGGATTGGACGCTAAAGACGATGACTTCGATGTGGACGAAGAACTTAAGAAACCGTGCTTTAGTAAAGCTGGTGACTTGTGGCATTTAGGAAAGCATCGCTTGGTTTGTGGAGATAGCACAAAAGTTGCTACCTATGACCTGCTCATGGATGGTAAAGAAGCAAATCTAGTAGTGACGGACCCGCCTTATAATGTAAATTACGAGGGTAGTGCTGGTAAGATTAAAAATGACAATATGGAAAACAGTGCTTTTTACCAATTCTTGTTAGATGCCTTTACTAATACAGAAAAGGTCATGGCTCAAGATGCTAGTATTTATGTTTTTCATGCTGATACAGAAGGGCTTAATTTCCGCAGGGCATTTGCCGATGCGGGTTTTTATTTATCCGGCACTTGTATTTGGAAGAAGCAAAGCCTAGTCTTAGGGCGCTCTCCGTATCAATGGCAGCATGAGCCTGTGCTTTTTGGTTGGAAACGTAAGGGCAAGCATGAGTGGTACACAGGCAGAAAAGAATCTACTATTTGGGAGTTTGATAAGCCTAAGAAAAATGGTGATCATCCTACCATGAAACCTGTCCCACTTTTGGCATATCCAATTAAAAATTCTAGCATGAGCAATTGTATCGTCCTCGATCCCTTTGGAGGGAGTGGGTCTACACTAATTGCTTGTGAGCAAACGAATAGAATTTGCTTTACGACAGAGCTGGATGAGAAGTATTGCGATGTAATTGTGAAACGCTATATTGAGCAGGTTGGTTCTAGTAGTGATGTGAAACTAGAACGTGACGGTGTGCTTTTAAAGTACGAAGAAGTGCCGGGAACTAGCTCTTAGCCTAGCTGTGAAGTATACAGTATCTCTTGCCTAATTAGCTTGCTATTATGTGCCTTTAGAGCGAATATGTACATAACAAAACAAAGCGAGGCACACAAAATGAAAATCAATTTTAACTTAAAAGGCGAAGAGAGAAAGGCTTTAGTAAAGGCAGTTAGCGAATTAACAGGTGCAAAGGCCACTTACCAAGGAGTGCCAAGCATGGCTTACATGGTAGATTATTTCACCATCACCAAAGAGGGCAACTTAGAATTTGACGATAGGGCAGACAGTGAGGAGATTGAAAACTTGCTGGACGGTTTGGCAGAGCGTGGTTTTACCCTCCATGATGAAAAGCTAGAAGCTATGGCAGCAAAGCTGAATGCGGTGGAAGAAACTTCTGAAGAAGCTGAAAAGATAGACTACACTATTAGCATTCCCTTGGAACATGTAGATTGCGGTAAGCTAACCAAGATTCTAGAGGTCAAAGGTGACCTTATTAAAAAGGCGCTAGGTATTGAAGAACTACCCATTAAGATTGATGCAGAGAAGGTTTCCTTCCCTTGGTTTAGAATTGAGCCTGAATACGAAACTTGCCAAGCGATGGCGGAGCTTGTGGTAGCACTTTGCAAAATGAGTAAAGACCAAAAACGCATTACCGCTCAAAAGAAAGAAGTGGACAACGAAAAATACGCCTTAAGATGTTTTCTTTTAAGGCTCGGCTTTATCGGCAAAGAATACAAAGAAATCAGAAAGACCTTGCTTAGTAAACTTTCCGGTAACGCAGCTTTCAAGGGAGGTGCGAAATAATGAACTTCCCATCTAGAGAAACAGTGGAACATTTAAGAAAGCGTTATCCCGTAGGAGCTACAGTGGAGCTTCTGCGCATGGAAGATTTTCAAGCTCCTCCTATTGGTACAAGAGGCACGGTGACAGGCGTGGATGACGCAGGTTCCGTGATGGTTAATTGGCGTAATGGCAGCAGCCTGTCAGTGGCCTATGGTGAAGATTTATGTAGGGTGGTGCGAGATAATGAATAAAGCTAAAATACGTGCTCAGATATTAGCTATCCGCGACTCCGGCGAAACTAATATGTTTGCTGTAAATATGGTGCGGGTCCTGGCTAATTCCAAAGGCTACTATGAATTGGTGCTTTTTATTGAGGAGCACAAGGCAGAATATGTGCATTTCATCCTCACAGGAGAACTGTAAAGTATACAGTATCTCTCACAGTATTCGCTTGCTATTATGTGTCTTTAGAGCGAATATGTGTATAACAAAAGCAAAGGAGGAAAGCACCATGTGGAGAGAAGGAGCACTGGTTTTAGGAAAGGGTAACATTTACCATTACGAGATTAAGGTTTATGAGGAGCCAAGTGAGTACGGTATTGAAGGCGGTAAGATTTCCAAGCTGCTGATAAAACAGGACGGCAAAGAAGTAGCCTCCTACGATAGAGGGTGGGATGTTGAGCCAACATCGGAAGAAGCAGAACTTGCCCTAGCCATTTTATTGAAAGAGCACAATTAAGGAGGACGCACCATGAAGAACCTACAATTGCTAGACGACTTACACGCAGGAAGACTTGAGGGCAAAGATTTAGGAGATATAAACCACACAGCCTTTTGGGCCTACATTTACAGCCAAGAAGCTGATAATGAAACCTTGAACTTTAATGAAGTCATTTGGGACCACGATGTAGAAGATATCATCAAATTTTGCCATGCATTTGCTATCAACGAAATTACCATTAGCAGCAACTTCTCGGGACTTATTCCTACCTTAGCCTTATTTGAAAAACTAGGCTGCAAGCTAGAGGGCTTGACCGAAGTTAACGATAGATTCAAAGATTACGCTACTGGCGAGGTGAAAAAGCTGCCGGCGCTTAAGATAAAGATTGCTTAACAACTAAATAAAGACACAGGGCCATACGGCTCTGTATCTCGTAGTCACCTTTGGGGGTGGCTATTTTTTGTGCCAGAAAAGGGGGGAGGTGAGCACTTGTGGAAATTGAAAAGGTACAAACCTACAAAATTTAAAGCTAAGACATCAACCTATGATAAGGAAGCTGCGGATTATGCTGTGGGTTTCGTAGGATGTCTTAGTCACACTAAAGGAACATGGGCTGGTAAGCCTTTTGAGCTTATTGACTGGCAAGAGCAGATTATCCGAGATGTCTTTGGTACCTTAAAGCCTAATGGCTATAGGCAATTTAACACAGCATATATTGAGATACCCAAAAAAATGGGGAAAAGTGAGCTGGCAGCTGCTGTAGCTTTACTCCTTTGTTGTGGTGATGGAGAGGAACGAGCAGAGGTTTACGGCTGCGCGGCTGATAGACAACAAGCTACTATCGTCTTTGATGTAGCTGCAGACATGGTACGCATGTGTCCTGCTTTAAATAAACGCGTGAAGATACTAGCATCTCAAAAAAGAATTATCTTTGCTCCGACCAATAGCTTTTACCAAGTGCTATCTGCTGAAGCCTATTCTAAGCATGGCTTTAATATTCATGGTGTAGTCTTTGATGAATTGCACACCCAGCCTAATAGAAAGCTTTTTGATGTTATGACTAAAGGTTCTGGGGACGCAAGAATGCAACCATTGTATTTCTTAATTACTACAGCCGGAACAGATACTAATTCTATTTGCTACGAAACGCATCAAAAAGCTAAGGATATTTTAGAAGGACGCAAGCATGATGAAACCTTTTACCCAGTAATTTATGGCGCTGAAGAAACCGATGATTGGACTGATCCCAAAGTGTGGAAGAAAGCTAATCCTTCCCTTGATATTACCGTAGGCATAGATAAGGTCAAAGCAGCATGTGAGTCTGCTCAGCAAAATCCTGCTGAAGAAAACTCCTTTAGACAGCTTCGCCTTAACCAATGGGTAAAACAAGCTATTCGCTGGATGCCTATGGATAAATGGGATGCTTGTGCTTTTCCGGTGAATGAAGATAGTCTAAAAGGCAGAGCTTGCTATGGGGGACTTGATTTATCTTCGACTACGGATATAACGGCTTTCGTTTTAGTATTTCCACCAGAAGATGAAAACGATAAATACATTGTTTTACCATATTTTTGGGTACCAGAGGAAACGTTAGACCTTAGGGTAAGACGTGACCATGTGCCTTATGATACTTGGCAGAAGCTCGGCAAGATAGAGACCACAGAAGGCAACGTAGTGCATTATGGCTATATTGAAAAGTTCATCGAGCAGTTAGGCGAGAAGTATAACATTCGTGAAATAGCCTTTGATAGATGGGGTGCTGTGCAGATGGTGCAGAACCTAGAGGGCATGGGGTTTACTGTTATTCCCTTCGGACAGGGCTTTAAAGATATGAGTCCACCTACTAAGGAGCTGATGAAGCTTACCTTGGAGCAGAAAATAGCGCATGGTGGTCATCCAGTTCTGCGTTGGATGATGGATAACATTTTCATTCGCTCCGACCCTGCCGGCAATATTAAAGCAGATAAAGAAAAGTCCACGGAGAAGATAGATGGTGCCATTGCTACCATCATGGCTCTTGATAGGTCGCTAAGAAATGATGGCGTTAGTGGTTCTGTGTATGACGAGAGAGGACTTTTGGTCTTGTAGTTAAAGATACCAAGGTTTATAATATAAATAGATAATAAATTCGGGGGTGTTTTCGATGAAGAAAAAAACAATTTTATTTCTTATAATGTTTTCTCTTGTATGTAACTGTGTTTCAGCTACATCGACCGTTATGTTAAAAAATACATCTGCTAAAGAGTTATCAAATTTCATAATTACTAATTTTGTTGTGCCAGGAAATGGGCAACTACTCTGGCAGACGGATAATAGTATTGCCATTAATTTAAAGTCTTATAGCCAAAACACATTTAACCAAGTAATGTTTGGTAATGACGTGCAATGTAGATACACATTCAACTTTGCACCTATAGATAATGACTTGTCAACAGGTATTGATTGTGAAATAATAATGCATCCTAATACTGCTAGAGAAATGAGAAGCGAAAATAAGGCAACGAGAAAAGAAACAGAAAAATTAGTAAATATTTTTGAAATAACATTTAATGGCGTATACAGATTTGGCATGGATTATAAAGCTAAATCTAAAGGATTGCTTATTACAGATATTACACAGGGGGGAGCCTTTCAATTCGCTAATATCAATGTTGGTGAAACAATAGTTAGCTTGAATGGTAAGACCGTTAAAGAACTTGGAAAGGAAGGTGTGGATGACCTTATTAGATTACATAATACTATAGAATTTGGTATAGAAAATTCGAGTAAAATTGTCAGAAATGTTAAAGTTGAAAAAAAATACTATCCACCAGTTGGTAGAAATAAATAAGAGTGAATGTGGAAAAGGACGTTTTTAATGGAGCGTCCTTTTCTTATGCCCAAAATCAAGGAGGCGATTAAGATTTTAGAGATTTTACACAGATTATTTAGGACGAGGGCAGAACCTCAAAACAGTATCAATGGAGACAATTTACGGTTCTTTTGGGGTGCTACCTCTAGTGGCAAGAGCGTCAATGAACGTAGTTCGCTCCAAATGACGGCTGTATACTCTTGCGTCAGAATATTATCTGAAACCGTGGCAGGCCTGCCCTTACACGTCTATCGGTATAACGAAGCCGGTGGTAAGGAAAAGGCTATCGACCATCCTTTGTATAGGCTACTCCATGATGAGCCAAATACGGAGATGACCGCTTTTGCTTTTAGGGAAACCTTAATGAGCCATTTACTCCTGTGGGGTAATGCCTATGCTCAGATTATTAGAAATGGCAGAGGAGAGGTCATTGGACTATACCCTCTCATGCCTAACAAAATGAAAGTAGATAGAGACAATAGGGGCAACATTTACTACACCTATTCACGCACTCAAGACGATACCAAGCTTAGTAAACCTGGGGAAGTAGTGCTTAGCCCTCACGAAGTTCTACATATTCCCGGTCTTGGCTTTGATGGTATCATCGGTTATTCGCCCATTGCTATGGCGAAAAACGCAGTAGGTATGGCTATTGCTTGCGAGGAATATGGTGCTAAATTTTTTGCTAATGGTGCAGCTCCCGGTGGTGTGCTAGAACATCCGGGCATCGTGAAAGACCCAGAAAGGGTGCGTCAAAGTTGGAATAGCGTCTACCAAGGAAGTAGCAATTCTCATAAGGTAGCAGTGCTGGAAGAAGGTATGAAATATACACCTATTGGTATTTCGCCTGAGCAAGCACAGTTTTTGGAAACAAGAAAATTTCAAATCAATGAGATAGCTCGCATTTTCAGAGTCCCTCCCCATATGGTAGGTGACCTTGAAAAGTCGAGCTTTTCTAATATAGAGCAGCAAAGCATGGAGTTTGTAAAATACACCTTGGACCCGTGGGTGGTGCGCTGGGAGCAGACAATTAACCGTATGCTTTTTTCTAGCGAAGAAAAGAAAACCTACTTTGTGAAGTTTAATGTAGACGGCCTTTTACGTGGCGATTATCAAAGTCGCATGAATGGCTATGCTACGGCAAGACAAAACGGGTGGATGAGTGCTAACGATATTCGAGAATTAGAGAATTTGGACAAAATACCGGTTGAGCTAGGTGGAGACTTATATCTCATTAATGGGAGTATGACGAAACTAGAAGATGCCGGTATTTTTGCGAGGAAGGAGGAAAACAACGATGAAGAAGTTTTGGAAGTGGGAGACGAGGAAGATGGTCAACAAAGAAACCAACGAGGAAGTCGAGGAGCGCATGCTAATCATTAACGGTACTATTGCTGCAGAGAGTTGGCTGGATGATGACGTGACGCCTAAGATTTTTAAGGAAGAATTGTTAGCTGGCACAGGCGATGTGACAGTTTGGATTAATAGTCCGGGCGGTGACTGCATCGCAGCTGCGCAAATCTACACTATGCTTTCGCAGTACAAAGGCAATGTCACTGTGAAAATTGATGGAGTAGCAGCAAGTGCAGCTTCCGTCATTGCAATGGCAGGACGTAAAGTCTTAATGAGTCCTGTATCTATGCTTATGGTGCATAATCCGGCTACTTGGGCCGCAGGAGACAAGGCTGAATTTCAAAAGGTAATAGCTATGCTTAATGAAGTAAAGGAGAGCATTATTAATGCCTATGAGCGTAAGAGTAGTCTTAGCAGAACGCAACTTGCCCATCTCATGGACGAGGAAAGTTGGATGAATGCTAACAAGGCTGTGGAGCTTGGCTTTGCCGATGGTATTTTGGAGCGCAAGAGCGTTGAAAATAATATTGAAATGCCTGTGGTAGCGGAGATTTATTCTAAGGCTTATGTCACTAATTGCTTTAAAGAGAAAATCATTAAAATGTGCAAAATTGCTGCGCCAGTAAAAGAGGAAGAACTGATAGGAACTTCGGTAGATAAGTATTTGGAAGAACTAAATCGTATAAAAAATCATATATAACCTAGGAGGAATTTAACATGAATGTAAATGAATTGCGTGAAAAGAGAACTAAATTATGGGAAGGCGCTAAGGCGTACTTAGAAACTCATCGTAATGAGAAGGGAACGTTAAACGCTGAGGATGATGCAGCCTATAATCGGATGATGGAAGATATGGACGCTTTGGGCAAGGAAATCAAGCGTATGGAAAAGCAGGAAGCTATGGACAAAGAATTAAACCTAGCTATTTCCACTCCCTTAACTGCTAAACCTCAAACAGGCACTATGGCTGAAAAGGAAGGCCGCGCAAGTGATGCCTACAGAGAAGCCATGCTGGTAGCACTGCGCAGTCAATTTAAGCAAGTGCGTGATGTCTTGCAAGAAGGGGTGGACACAGATGGTGGCTATTTAGTGCCGGAGGAATATGACTCTCGTTTAATTGATATCTTAAACGAAGAGAATATTATGCGTAATCTTGGCCATAAAATCACTACTTCCGGTGATCACAAGATTAACATCGCAGCTACTAAACCTGCAGCAGCATGGATTGATGAGGGGGAAGCACTGACCTTTGGTGATGCTACCTTTAGTCAAACCTTACTGGACGCCCATAAGCTCCACGTAGCTATTAAGGTGACGGAGGAACTGCTCTACGATAACGCTTTCAATTTAGAAAGCTACATCATCACTGAGTTTGGTAAGGCATTAGCTAATGCTGAAGAGGATGCCTTCTTAAATGGTGATGGTACTGGTAAGCCTCTAGGTTTATTTGCTGAAACCGGTGGTGGCACTTTGGCTGAAACTTTAACCGCTGGCATTAAGTCTGACGATATGATTAGCCTTATTTATGCGTTAAAGAGACCTTATCGCAAGAGCGCCTCCTTCATTATGAATGATCAAACCTTGATTGCTTTGCGTAAATTAAAGGATACCAACGGAGCCTATATTTGGCAGCCTTCTTACCAAGCAGGTGAGCCGGACAGAATCCTAGGCTATGCTATTCACACCTCTGCTTATGCGCCAAAGGACGCTATTGCCTTTGGTGACTATAGCTACTACAATATCGGTGATCGTGGTACTCGCAGCATGAGTGTACTTCGTGAGCTTTTTGCCGGTAACGGTATGATTGGCTATGTAGCAAAGGAACGTGTGGATGGTAAATTAATCCTTCCTGAAGCAGTGCAAATCTTAAAGCTAGGCGCATAGGAGGCAATAAATGGCAGAGCTATTAATTACAGTAGCAGAAGCCAAAGAATATTTGCGAGTGGACGGAGATGGGGAGGATAAACTCATCTCCTCCCTTATTCTCTTGGCTCAAAAATATGTAAGTGATGTTTTGAAATGGGATGTATCGGAAGAACGCATGGAACCACCCATTAAGCAGGCTATCTTAATAGTCACTGAGCACTTTTATGAGGAGCGTAGCGGTGCTGATGTGCCCAAGGTGGTCATGACACTTCTTCGCCCTTACAGAAATGTGGGGTGGTAGTATGAATCCAGGACAGCTTAATAGTAGAATTACCTTAAAGCATTTAGTGAAGGTGGAAGACGAAGCCGGTGGCTACGAGGAGCATTATGAGCCTTATGCTACAGTGTGGTCTAAAGTGGTCAATAAGACCGCAGCTAAAAGTTTAGAAGCAGAAGAAATTATATCCATAGCAGACTATGAAATTACCCTTAGATTTAGAAAAGACGTTCTTTTTACGGACAGAGCCTATTCAATTGACAAAGAATTTATTCAGCTCGCACCCAGTGTAGATGTCCTCGAAAAGCACAAATATCTAAAACTTTTAGTAAGACAAGTAGTACCGGAGGGGCTAGATGAGTGAAATTAAAGTAGATGGACTCGAACGTACAGTTTCGAAGTTACAGGAAATGCGTATCGCGTCCTCAGAGGTAGTGCAAAAGGAAACTAGAGCCGGTGCTAATGAAATACGTAAGCGTGCTAGGCAATTAGCACCTAAACGTACCGGTAAGCTGCGCAAAAGTATTAAGGCGAAGCGGTGCAAGACCAAGGATGGTTATTTGGTGAAGCCGTACTATTACGTAGCTCGTTTTCAAGAGTATGGCACTAGGCGTGGCACTCCTGCGGTAGGCTTTATGAAACGCACCAGAGAAGAACTCCTGCCTAAAGTGCAGGAGCACATTATGGCTGCCATCGCAAAGGTGGTGGGCAAATGAATTTGCAGCTTATTAATAAGTCTATTTACGATAGACTGCGAAATATCAAAGGTATTACCGTAGCAGATAGCGTTACAGTAAATGCCAAACGTCCCTATATAGTGTTGGCTGAAACAACAGTTACTTCCTGGAACTCCAAAACCACCCAAGGTTATGAAGTCACCACGGGAGTACTTGTTTATTCGGACTATAAGGGTGATAAGGAAATAAATGAAATTGTGGCCAAGGTACATGAAGTGCTTAGTAGTAAGATTTTATTGCCTTTAGGCTACAAGGTCATCACGCAAAGCATTGAAACAGTTAGTGTGGAGCGGATGGAAGAGTACCGAGAAGCACAGCTAGATGTAAATTTAAAAATATTTAAGGGGGAATAAACCATGAGTGGAACACCAGTAGATGGCGTAGATTTTTTAATTAGTGTGAATACAAGTACGACAGCAGTACCGGAATACAAGATTTTAGGGGGTCAGAGGAGTGCTACCTTTAAGCGTCAGGCTGACGAAATAGATGCCAGTTCTAAAACCAGTGAAGGTTGGAAGGATACTATTCCAGGGCTTCGCAGCTGGGGCATTGATGCAGATGCCTTAGTGCTAGAAAGTGACGATGCCTACGCAAAGCTTGACGAGTGCTATATGAATAGAACTCCTGTGGATATTAAGTATACGCGCAAGGACGGCTCCTTTTGGACGGGCAAGGCAACTATTACCGACCTTTCCGAATCCAGTCCTCATAACGATGTAGCAACCTATACCTTGACCTTGTCCGGTATTGGTAAGCCGGTAAGAACTGAGGCAGAAGTAGCAGGAACGGAGGATGGCGAATGATTTATATTAAACTAGATGGTAAAGATAAACCCTTGCGTTATGACATCAACTCCGTGACACGTATTGAAGAACTCTTTGGTGGTAAGAGTTTAATTACTATGCTTTCTAATCCTGCCTATTTTGGCTTTAGTCTTATTCGCGCTCTCTTATGGGGCGGTTTAAGATATCGTGAAAAAGGTTTAACCTTGGACAGAACGGGCCTCCTCATGCAGGAATATTTAGATGCAGGTGGTTCTTTGGGAGATATTAGCGATAAGGTAATGGCTGCTCTTATGGAAGCTGGTATCTTTAAAGCAAATGCTGAGGAAGAAGTGAGCGAAGAGGAAGAGGGTTTAAACTAGCTCAGTCTTGCACGGAATATGCTGAGGAGATGGCAGGATATGCTCTGGTGGAACTTGGCCTTAAGCCTTGGGAATTTAAAAGGCTTACCCTTAGTGAATTTATGCGCATGCTAAAGCTTCAAAGGGAGGCTAAGCGCCAAGGGTATATCCGCAGGGCTGAGCTAGTAACTATTGTGATAAACGCCTGTGGAATGAATCTCAAAAAGGGCGTAGAAGTAAAAGATTTATTAGGTTTCGATCCCTACAAGAAGGAAACGGAACTAATTACCAAAGAAACTGCAGCAGAAGATTTGGCGCTACTTAAACAAAAGCTAGGAGGTGAGAGCAGTGGACGCTAAGACTATGACTATCTTTGTTAGGGCAAATATTGAGAACCTAAGCAAGAATTTAGCTCAAGTAGAAAAGAACATGAATACGGTCTTTGGTAAAAATACCATGCAGCTATCTAAAAAGTTTGCATTAGGCATAGGGGCAGCAGCTGCTGCTCTCGGTGCTTTTAGTGCTGCCTGTATCAGTGCTGCAGATAAAGAGCAGGAAACTATCCGTATGTATACCAGCCTTATTGGCAGTGCGAAAGAAGCTAAAGCTCTCATGGCGGACTTATCTAATTGGGGTACCAATGTACCTTTTAATATGGATGAGATGGAAAACACAGCTAAGAAGCTCCTAGCTACAGGCGTAGCAGCTCAAGACCTCATTCCTATTCTAGATAATCTAGGTAATGCAGCTGCTATGACCGGTAGTGGGCAAGCTGGAATAGACGCTATGACGGACGCTATTAGCCGTATGAGCATGACCGGCACTGCCACCTCTAAGGATATGAAGCTCTTAATTAATAACCAAGTGGATGCCTATGGGTATTTAGCTAAATACCTAAATACGGACGTTGCCACAGCTATGGACATGGTGAAGAATAAGAGCGTGGATAGCGGTACTGTGATAAACGCTTTAATGCAAGGTATGCAAAAGGACTTCAAGGGCGGTATGGATAACATGGAAAAGTCCATCTCCGGTATGCTAGGTACTATTAAGTACAACCTTGGTGAGGCGATGGAGGATATCGGTGGAGCTCTCATGGATAGCTTTGGTATTACTGACATCATGGCAAAAGCCACCGAAGCAGTGCGCAAATTCACTGTAGCCATTAAAACCTATGGCGTCAGAGAAACATTAGAGAATTTCGTACCGCCTTGGCTGGAAGGGACTATTTTAGCTATTGCAGCTGCTATGCTAGGCGCAGCAGTTCCGTCCATTTTAGCTATGGCAGCTTCCTTAGCCTCGGCAGTCGTAGCAGCCTTGCCCTTTATTGCTGTGGCAGCTGCCTTAGCTGTGGTAGCTTTTGTGGTATATAAAGCGTGGGAGCCGCTAGGAGATTTATTTAGTAATGTGTGGAGCTATATTGTTAGCTCCTGCACGAAAGCCTGCAACAGCGTTTTAAATACCTTGTATGGCTTTGTGCAAAAGGCTATTAATTATTTAAGACCGGTCTTTGATTTATTTGGTATGGATGCTGCTGCAGATAGATGGTCTGCTGCCGTAAGTAAGAAGCTACAAGTAACTTCAGAAAATATCGTCACAGCAAACGAAAAGCAAAAAGCAGCTAGTAGCGGTATGGATATGTCCGTAGATGCTATTATGGCAAAATTAAAGGGGAGCGGTAAGACTATCTTTGATGTGCCGGATATACTGGCAGATACCAAATGGCAGGGGTGGCATGGAAAGACTGTAGAAGGTAGCAGTGGTGCCAGTGGTACGGATAAGAAGATAAATTCCATAGATAAGAACACGGCAGCTATTGCTAAAAGCACTACCAGTGGCAAGATAGCGGTAGACAAAATGCGTGCTCTCCAAGGTAAGATTGCTTTTTACGCAGCAGATGGTACGAATTGTATGCGTACTATTGGTATGGCTTTAGAAGGTACGCCTTTTGAAGGTGTTATCAATGTAGATACTGCCTACGAGATTGCGAAAAAAGAA